AATAAACCTCCGGAGAAAATCCAAAGACCGCCGCGATGCAGGAGGGGGTGCCTATTTTGACACCTCCCCCCTATCTTTTGTTTCTCCCTTATTCACTTTAATATATATATCTAACGGATCTATCTCAATTAATCTATTAATTGCTCTTTCCTCTTCTTCTATCATTTCTTTATCAGTCATATCATCAGTTACATTTGAAATTCTTGCTAATTTGCTACAAGTATAATAACCTTTCTCTATATCAAACGCTAACCAATTGTCATAATCTGTAAAAGGATTGTAAGGATTATCGATAGTCGTTATCATAACTTTTGTTTCCATATTACTTCTCTCCTTTCAGATACTTAGAAATTGTTGAAGGAGAAAGACCCATCTTTTCTGCAATTTGTGCAATTGTAAAGTTCGATGCATCTAATGATTTAATTCTATTCATTTGTGCAACTGTTAAACCTTTTTTATTTGTTGGCATTGCTCTTTCTCTTAAAACATCAGGATCTGAATTGTCTAAGATCTTTTTTAATTTATTCTCTGTTATAGCACCTGCTTGAATAGCTTCCCATTCTTTATCTGTAATATTAATATTTCTTTGCTTTCTAGTTAATGAATTAACTTCTGTTCTATATTTAGATACCATTTGTTGTGATATTTTTCTTACTTCATCGGGCTTCATGCTAGGGTTATTCTGTATCTTTTTATTTATTTCGACATTAGCTAGTCTTAAAGCTGTTCTTTCTCTAGGTGCATTCTTTAAAGCATTATTTAATTTACTTTCTAATGATGATACCTCTTTAGCATATATTTTATTAGCTTTAGGTTCATATTCTAGATTACCAGTTCTTATTATCTCTTTTCTTGCTTTATTTGCTAATGATTTCATACTATTAGCATAGTCTGCATATAGTATTTCCATAGGGTGTTTAAAAGGTGATATAAGATCATAGGCATCATCAGCTTCTGCCATACGGGTACTTTTAGTTGTACGCATAGTATATTTATACTTAATGGTCCCATCTTTATTAGAAAAGTATACAGTTCCAGTACGGGGATCATGATTAAGGATGGGGTCATATTTTTCTCTATCCCTCTCATTGTCCATCTTATAAGATATTTTCTTACCATCTGTTGTGGTAAGGGTCTTAACTTTAGTCTTTTTATTATATGTACTTAATGGATAGTATAAATCTTTATCTAAAGCACGCATTTTAATTAACGCACCTTCTGGTTTATTTGGATCATACCAACTCTTTCCTTTTTGATTAATTCTAGCTTCTCCTCTAGTCTTTGGTATAGATACTTCGCCTTTTGATTTAGACACAATAGTTGAAGCTCCACCATAAGATTTTAAAGTACCATCTTCATTGTATTTAGGTTGGTATTTCTTTTGTAATGTAGCTATATCATTATCTATATATGATTGTTTGTAATCTAATTTATGTTTTTCAGCATCAATAACTACCATAGAATGTTTAACTGCTTTTGCTAATTCTTCTCTAGATGCTCCTTGTAAAGTCATATCTGTAATAAGATTAGAAATTATACCCATTTGAGTATTGGTATTCTTCATAATCTTATACTCTCTGTCACCTCTATAATAATGTTTAGTACCATCTTTATCAGTAACAGTTTTAGTAGGTCCATATTCTAATTTGTTATCAAACCCTTTTAATTCTTCTAATTCTGGTGTACTTATTATTTTAACCTTGCCTTTTCTATCGTTAGTTGGTATACACATAACAGTATCACCATCAAAATCGGCTCCTGACAAACGATCTGCCACATTCTTTTTAATACCAATAGCATCAATACTACTATTACCTATTAATTTTCTGGCATCTTGATTCTTATTGTTAACTGTTAATATTGGTATTTCAAATGTACCACCATGAGGATATCTAATTAATGCTAATTTAGTACCATCTTTATAACGAGGTGCATAGACTTCATTATCTTTTAAGCTATTAACAGGTATTATAACATGATATTTTTGTCCTGGTAATGCAGCCGCTTTTAAATCTACTGCTGCAGCATCACAAGAACTAGCAAATTTATCAAGATAATATTTCTTAACTGTTGGATTATTCAAAGACATTATTTCTTCAAATTCTGCCTCTTTATCTGCCTTTGCTAAATTTAATTGTTTTTCAGCAAGATTTCTAGATTGTTTTGATAAAAATTGTGAAGGTAATGTGTCTTTCCATTTAGACCAATCACTTTCATCAGATCTTTTATTTATAAGACCTAACTTTTTCTTACCTGTTTTAGGATCAGTATACCAATATTGTCCACCTTGATCTGCATCTTTAATTGCTGAACCAAATGGATTATCTGGATCATTCTTTATTTCTTTAAGAACATCCATCTTTGGTGTTCCTCTTTTTTTATTTGTATTAAATATAACATCTACACCATCAGGCATATCATCTGAATATACAGCAACACCTTTTATGTAATGATCACCATCAACTAATATACGAACTTGTGCATATCTTGAATTACCTAAACTTAAATCAGGAACTCCTCTTCTTAATTCGATAATACCATCTTTATCTATTCCACCATCTTCAGCATATCTGATCTTTAAACGTTTAGAGTCCATACTTGAAGGATAATGGAATTTCTTTTCAAATGTTTCACCATCATCTCTTGAAATATATTCATTAATATTCTTAATTTTATCCAATTGAAATATTTCTTTATGTTGAACATCTGGTTTTGCTAAAACTTTTAAAGTTGTTTTCTGATTTTTATTTGTTGGTTGAGACATACGACCACCATACACATGATAACCTTCTCTTTCAAGCATATATAAGGCCGTGTCCAGACGATCTCTAGGTATATTTAATTCATATTCGACATTTGCACCAACATCTATCATTCCTTTTTCATTTACTTGTTTCTTTAAAAAATCAGCAGTTTCTTGACATTGCTTTATTTTATTGTCAGTATCCTGTTTGAACCAACCTCTAACAGTTGATTCTCTTACACCCATACGTTTTCCTATTTCAGTTGGTCCGAGACCTTCTTTATCTCTTAAACGTTTTGCAGTATCAACTTGTAATTGACGTCTATCGTTTAAAGCAATTCTCTTTTCCATACGATATTGAGTACTATTTAAACCAAATTCTTTCTTTATGTTTTCTGTGGTTTCTTCCCATCCAGAAGCTTTTAATTCTTCGATACGACCTAAGAAATCTCTACTTTCATGCTGATAAGGGTCTTCACCAGAACCCCATGGATATCTACCAGATCTTCTTGGTACTCCATAATGCTCTAAAAACTCTTCATCAGTTAGTTCTGCAGATCCTAAATACGAAGCTATTTCTTTAGCAATAGGATTCATAGTTTATACCCTCCCTTCAAAATTTTCTAATAATTTATTTAAATGAACTATCTTATCCATTATAGCCATAATATCCTCGGGTTCTGGCTCATGAATTAATACTTCATCATTTTGATATATTCTTAATTCTGTTTTAATATTTGTCGGTTTAACTTTATATTCTAAACAGAATAATGCAGCATATATCTCGAGCTGCTCAATATGTACTGGTCGCGTTCCAGTCTTTAGGTCATGTATTCTAAGAAAATTATTTCTGAAAGATATAGCGTCGGCTGTTCCAAAAAATCTTTCAGAATAGAATAATACAACTTCAGTGCTCATTTTAAATCCTATAGCATCATTTACATATGAATATATAGTCTTTTTCGAACGAGGTTGTTTTATTCCTAAATCAATTGTTTCTTTAGCCCATTCATGTAATCTAGTTCCTAATTCAGCAGCTCTCATATTTTGATAAACTTCCACAACTTTTTCATCATTGTATCTTAACCAACTAGATTTACTTGCTCCAAATGGTGCATGAAGACCTTCTAAATTTGTATGATTGTTAAATATCATAGTGCTTCTTTCTCCTTTCATTAGTTTATTCTCCTAAATATTCTTTTAACTCTGCTAACACTTCTTCTTTATTTTCCGGATAAATAAATCTTGAGAATGACATATTATTCATTTTGTTAACATAGTATTCTTGATTGGGTTGTTTGTGTGCTTTACTATTTCTTTTGTTTTCTAATGTCGCCCATTTGTTTTTGTAGAGAATAAGCAAATCTGGAATCCCTTGAATATCTCCTGAGTCCATCTTTGTTACAATAGAACCAGGAAATGTCTTTTTTAATTCTTTTTTCAAATCAGATTGAAATTTGCTTTCTTTCATATTGACCTCCTTTATTTCAATACGACAAAAACTAAAGAGGATAACATGATGTGAAATTTTTTAATTATTTTCACGGATATCCTCTGTTTACTGTTATCTCTCTCATTAAAGGACATGTTTTTTACGCGAATCTACAAAAATATAAATTGACTATTTTATATTCTTATTTTGTGAATTTATTTCCATAGTTATTTTATTCTTTGAATTATCATTCCTAAATGCCTTTAAAAACTCTGAGAATGAATCTAGAGTAAAAAATCCGAGTGACAGGATAACTAGTATACACCCTCTCTTAAAATTGCTCTCAAATTGAAATATAGAACAAATTAATAATATTAAACCATATATGAAATACATCTTTATTTCTCCTTTCTTTTTTAAGCATTATACACATGATCAATATCTATATAGAAAAATGATTCTAATGGATAACCTAATACATTTGCAATCAATTGCATTTTATATATACTAGGTAAAACTAATCCATTACAATATCTATATAACATTGTTTGACCTGTTCCGATTCTTTTTGCCATATCTTCTTGAGTAATATAATGACGGCCCATATATGAACGTAATCTAATACTAAACTCTTTTTTAAATTCTTCTTCTGTCAACTCATAATGTTTATATAATATTGGTCTTAAATAATTTCTGCTTTGATCATAAATATATTTTCTTCCATCTTTGAATTTTATAAAAATATCATATGGACTAACATACATATAACTTTCTATTTCTTCCTCCTTTATCATTGGATGTTGATTCATAAAATATTCTATATTAAATTTTGCACTATTAGTTCTTGTAATTTCTTCCATTTTTATACCTCCGTTTTATTATTTTTTGATAAATTTTATTATTTTTTAAAAATATGACAAAAAGTGTCACTTTTATTACATATATGTAATATTCAAAACAGTCGTGCCCACTTTTTTGAAAAAACCTTATTTATTATATAAGTCAAATTATTACATATATGTAATATTTTTACCCCTAAGCAAAATATTAAAAAATAAGAAAAAGTGGGCAGAAAGTACCTCAAACCCTACAGCCGCAACGTTTTCCGGATTTTTCAAAAGTGGTCATAAAGTGGTCAAAAAGTGGGCAAAAAATGAATTTTTTTGCAGCATTATTACATATATGTAATAAATTTGTAAATTTTCGCGAATAAAATCGTCCGAATTCTCACCAAAAATCACCCAAAAATCATCAAAAAATGCCCCATGCCCACTTTTTGGTCAAAAAATGTCCACTTTTTTAACTCTTGTATGCATTATTACATATATGTAATAATCTTACCACATATATGTAATAAATTACAAAATTTTCGGTCCAAATTTTTCTAATCTGACATCCGTATCTACCCTACACATCAGCTTCAAAATATCATCTACAGACATCGAAAATTGGTATCTTTTTTCTACAGGATCACCACATTTTTTACCACCAGTATAGTATTGAACTGTCTCTACAACATCATATTTATCCTTCAAAATTTCTAATTCATACTGCAAACGAGTCCACATTTTCTTATAAATCATATCATCCGCTTCGTCCGAACAAGACCTAGAACGACCTTTAAAACGTTTATCAGAACCATTATTTTTACCCATATTTACTCTCCTTTCTAAATATAATTTAGGAAAAATAAAAAGCCCAATTCAATAAAATTCAATAAATCTCTATCAAATCAGGCCATTTATTAAGAACTAAATCTTCTTAATATTATTTAAATTCTCGAATGATTCTGGCTTTGGAATCATATATAATTGAACATTATATTCATCACGTTTAGAATGTTTACCTACTTTATAACAAGTAATAGCACCTAAACCTAATAATAATCCAAGTCCTATTTTCTTTTGATTCTCTTCTTTACCAAACCAAACTCTAATTTTTTCAATAATATCCATAATTATTTACCTCCTTCATTAAAGTGTCAGTTTATGTCGCGTTTATACTCTCTTTATCAAAACTACTATCGTCCTACGGACGGATATTTTTAAACCATCCATAAAACCCATCCAAGTAACATCCATAAGAATGCCGGACTATTAAACAACCAACATAATCCAAATATAAATAAAAATGCTATAACACTCCAAATTAATTTAAATTCATATTTAGTTATACCTCTATTTTTATATTGAATCTTTATATTATTTTCGTCTTTTTCGTCCGCACTTTTTTGCTGAGTCTTTGTCTGAGGTTCTGCGTTCGTACGTTCTACTAATATGTTTTCCTTCTCCATCATATATTTTAGGTCCTCCTTTCTTTTGTCTTCTCTCAAAATTAGCATGTATTAACTCTTTATGGACAGCAATCGGATCTTCACTTGTATCAACCAAATTAAAATATCTTTCAAATTCATATAACATTTGATTATCTTCTAACATAAATGGATCGAAATCTAGTTGATTAAATACATTACAAATAAATTGCCCAAATCTCCAATCCGGACATTCCTGCTGCCAAATATCACGAAGTCTTTGCATAAAATCAGTTATTCTATCTGGATCTCTCATAAGATCACTCCTTTATTTATTATTCACAGTATTCCATAAAGCTATATAATTATCTATATATCCATCGACTTGAGTTTGTAATTCTATTACTTTACATTCAAGCTGTTGTATTTTAGTTTCATGTTCTTTAAATATGCATGCACATACTATTATAAATAATACATACAAATAAAAAGTTGTTTCTTTCTTCATTATTTCTTTCCTTTCTTTTTCAAAATATCAATAGGAACAATATTGTTCTTTGGTGGCCCGTCCAAAATATAACCACCAGATGCTACTTGTTTACAACTCGCTAATGGGTTTTTCATTTTATTCAAAATTTTTTGTACATACATTGGATCATCGTTTATAGTTTGAGGTGCAAATATAGCAATAGTATCCAAAGTTTCTCCTTCAAGTACGTGTGAAATTAATTTTTGCTCATTTTGCGGCTCAAAATCATTAAAATTAGAGTCAATTTGTGGAATATGAGAATTTTGACCTTCGAAAATCGATTTAGAGCCATTTTTATTTTCAGATTGACAAGTTATATGGCTAGGATCGAAAAATTGATTACAGGTACATTCTCGTACGTATGGAGACCATATGCGTCCACAAAGGGGACAAACCCACCCAATTTGACCAAAATTATTAATATTTGATGATTTGTTTTCGTTTATTTCCATTATAATACCCTTCTTTCATAAATATTTCTATTTCTCTATAACCCTTCCTATCATTTTCAAAAGTGATGCAATTATAATGATCTTTTGCTATAGCCCAAATCTTAGGTTTAAATATAAATGCTGGTTGATTCTCACCATCTATAGTTACAAAATCCATTGGTTATCAATTTCTCCTTTTCTTTTTCTCCTTTTTCTCTTCAAATTTCCCTAATATTTTTCTATCATATTGCTCTTGTGCAAGTTCTGAATGCGTACATGGTGGTATTTCATCTATAGATAATTGTTTACCATCTTCTTCAGTATTACCCATAGGTGTGCATTTAAATATATTAACTGTCGCATCTGGGTTATTAAACCATTTTCTTAATTCTTCTAAACATTTAGGACATAAATCATATCCATGAATGTTTTTAAATTTTGGTTCATTATATAACCAATATATTACAGAGAATCCATTCTCTTGAACTTTTCCTCTATTTTTATCAGTGTTTCCAAATGTAGGATCAATTCCATAATGATCATACACATTTCCACATCTATCGCATTTTTTAGTTAATGCCATTATCTCTTTCCTCCTTTAATTATTTTCCAAGATTCTTCATAAGCTCGTATCATGCCGTTTATTGGATTTACTATTTTATTTACTATATATTCTTCTTCAGCTCGCCATGCTTTATTTCTTTTCCAAAATGGTAATTTATCTATTTCAGAGATAACATTTAAACATATTAACGCTTCTTTATGCCCCCAATAACCATCAAAACATCTATCATTACACCATTTTCTAAATTGTCTATATGTCATGTTTATCATCCTTTCTTTTTCGTCTGAATATATTTCTGAAAAAGTCACAAAAGTTATCTACCCAACTTTCATATGGAGTGAATTTAACATCGAAATGTATTTCTTTACTACATTCAGGACATTTTATCCATCTATAACTACCAAAACCTCCAAATATACCTTCTTCATCTTGAGTAGTAGTTTCATAATGGACTTCAGAATTATAATATTTAAATCTACAACCACACTCTGGACAAACTTTTTCGTTTTCTTCAGGATATGTACCTGGTGCTATTATTTTCATTCTCTTCTACCTCCATATCTAATTGTATTATGATTAATATTGTATGTAGGTTCCTTCCAAACCGGTGAATATCTGACAGAATGTTCAATATAATCTTTTAATACCGGTGTTGGCGGATCGAAATCCCAAAGTGAATTAGTTCTACAAACATTACATCTAAATTGTTCTAATCCTTTCTCTGTTTGTCCAATATAACTATTAGTACTAATTAATTCTGTATGACAAATCGGACAATAAACATAGCATGTCTGATTTTCTTTTAATTTTTTATCGTTATAAAATATAAACCCTAACCATGAATATATTTTTGATCTATTTTTAATTTTCTTTGGTGTTAATCGTCTGAACCTCACCTTTTTATACCATGGTTTATTATTATAAATTTGTTTTTCTATTATTAACATTCGCGTTTACCTCCTATTTAATTAATATTTCTGTATTTTTAGTCCAATTATAAATATCAATTAATGTTCTACTCTTTGTATCTAATATCATCATAAATTATTTATCATAATCCTTTCTATTTTTTTTTTACTTTATAATTTTTATTTTATAACCTAATTCTTTTTCTATATCGTTTATAGTCATTTCTTTAACAGGTTCAAGTTTTTTATCAATAACATCTAAATCTATTTTTAAACATTTAGCGTTATGATTTACTAAATATGTACAAAGTGTTTTTATACATTTATCAATTTCTTTTTCACTTACTTTATGATTTGATATTAAATTCTTATAATCATCTTTATTTATTTCTACAATATCTTCAAAATCTAAATAATTAAATTTATTACAAGAATTAGTTGTTATTAAGATGTTTAAGTATTTTTTAAATATCTTTTTATTATTTTCTTTTTTCATATTTTTATCCTTTCTATAAATCAATCATTGTATTTCCTTCTATAATATTTTTTATAATCCACTTTCCTATTTCTTCTTGTCTTTTTGCAGCTGGACTACCAGGTATTTTTGCTTCTTCTATTTCTTTTTCAAAACGTTTACCAACAGGTAGCCAATCTTCTTTTGGAATCATCTTACTAGCAGTAAATTTATATTTCTCTGGAACATTGAAAACAAAATATTGATATGTATTATCTATATTATCCGGAACAGTATGCGAATATTGAGGATGATCTTTCATTTGAGTATAAACATCTCTATAATCAGAGATGTTAGCTCCACCGATTCTAGTAATGACAGTTATAGTATTACCAGATTGATTTAAGAAACAATCTCTATAGCGTCCGAAGCTAGACCTAGTTAAACTTAACATACCTAATAAAATAGTTGCATCTGGATTCTCTCCAAATAATCTATTATACAGACTCATTTTCATCATCCTCCTTATCTAAAGTTATAAATGTCGAATATTCTCCATCATCATAAGCTAAACATTTTCCGTTCGTACAAAGCTTTAATATCTTCTTCAGAAATATTAATATAATTTATACCCCAAAGTGTTCCATATTCTTCTCTAGCTTCGTCAGTGTTCTCTATAATTGTTAAATTACTGGCCATAGTTTATTCTCCTTTCTAAAATATTTTTATTATATATGAATCATTTTCATATTCGTATGTTATACTAATATTATAAAATTCCATTTCATCTATATATTTTCTTCCTACTTGTACTCCTCCAGATGGTATATTTTTTATGTTATTTTTTACCATAAATTTAATAACATTTTCTAACGATTTTTTCTCTTTTTCATGTTTATTATTTTCAATGTTTCTAATATTTGTTATTGTTTGAACTTCTTTATCTAATTCTTCTAATTTTTTATTTAATCTCTTTATTTTAGATTTTACACTCACATTTATTCTCCTTTCTAAAATATAAATGTTTTATCTTTTATGTTTCGGTTTATCCCAATTGTCCAATAGGATATCAAAACCCATTTCTTGTAGTTTTCTTGTGTAATATTTGTATTGACTACCATAAAAAGTATGAGTACTCAAATATAAATGATAATCAAAGAATTTTAGTCCTTGTGTTTCTTGTGTTTCTTCTATTGGTACAACCCAACCAGATACACCAAATTTTTCGTCTATTATTATTTTAAATTTATCCGTAGGAGGAACTTTACTTAATTCCTCCCAATTGTGTATTATCTGTGGCATTTGCATTCTCCTTTACAAAACGTTTTAAATCTTTTATTGTATGAGTCTTAGAACTTATAAGTGGTTTATAATCATCACTCCAAAATATATTCCATGGTACTCTTTTATCATAAACACCCCATTCTATAACATACATTTCACCATATTCTGGTTTTATTTTACGATAAATATGAAATATAATTGGATCTAATTTATGAACTATTTGCTCGAATTTCTTAGACGTAATCCTCTCTTCTTGTGATACTTCCATAATTGATAATCCTCCTTTATTCGTTTCCAAATATTGGTCATTCTATATTCTTTATCAAATGTGTGTCGGCAGCACATCGGATAAGTTCTATAACAATTTGCTTTATTACAATGTATGTTTTTGTCGGGATCACAACGATATATTTTTACTTTATATTTCATAATTATCCCTCCTCGGAATTTTTAGGATAGTTTATCGGTCTCATTTTAGGACTTTCATTTTTACCACTATAATCATCATACGTACAACCTTCGCATCCCATTTTTTCAACTCTGCAATTGTTCCATTGCTTCTCTGTACATTCACCCTTTTCAAGTAATTGTATTAGTATTTCCGGTAATCTATAAGTCATTGTAACATCATGAGGTAAAGAATCTAAATAATTATTGATACTTTCTCTTAATTCTGTATTAAGCATAGCAAGTTTAGCACATCTATTATTTTCACTATTTAACATTTTTTGTAATACATCAACTCTTTTTACCAATTCGTTTTTAGTAGAAGAGTATTCAAGTAATTGATCAATAATTTCTAATAATACTCTTACTGTATATTGCTCTTTACGTCCGAACACCACCGTAATATCATCTTCGATATTTAAGTCTAAGATTTTTCTAGCATGATTTATAACTCTCATTTCATTACATGAAAGTTGTTTGTAAATATCATTATTTTGTTTTTTAATTAAATCATTTGCTGGTGTATGTTCTATTCCTAAAATTTTATTTATAGCATCAATATGTTTGTCACATTTATCTCTTTGAATATAATAATCAGCTTGTAAATCATATAAATCTTTTACAGCTTTTTGAATTTCTTGGTTTTCTTTTTCATCTTCCATAAATATAAATACCTCCTATTTTATATCATATATACCAACTAATGCTCCCTCACCCAAATCTTGTTTTGTATTATATCGATCTCTATTAATTTTTTCACCGTCTACATCAAATATCTGAAGTTGTCCAAAACCATCCCCGTCTATTCTTAATAATAAGTTCCTAGATGCACCGATACTTCCTAAATATTCAGCATGTCTCAAAAATTGTTCTAATGTATCTAAATTCTGTTTTGTTCCTCTAATATGATAAGTTCTCATTTCTTTTCTCATTCTTTCAGTATCATAATCTGGTCTACGATCTTTGGCATGTTCTCTAGTTAAATCAACTCTTTCAACAATAGTTGTTTTACGACATTCTGGACAAACAGCATAATATTCATACCCTTTATCGGTACCTCTTTCTTTAACTGGTATATTTTGATGTCCACACCATCTACAATCAGTGATCATCTCTGTCATATTCTTCCTCAATCCTCCTTCTTAATTTTTCTTTTTCCTTAGCTCTATTATATTTTGATTTAATATGAGCTCTTTCGTCTATTTCAAATGTTGTAGCATATATTTCAAAATCCACTTGTACATCATCTGAATATACTACTTTACATTCTTTGTATTCCTTAAAACGTTTGTTAAGTTCGGCTTGAACTTCTGGTGGTTGTTTGTTAAACCATTCATGATTTTCCACAGATAATATAGCTCCATTTTCCACTGTTGTTGGACCACCTTTAGATTTTTCTTTCATATGATGATAAGTAAGTGATTTCATTAATTTTAATTGTCCTTTTGATGTATATTTTCTAGGTTTATCTTCAGGTGGTCTTAAATGTAATTTATCTATAAAACATTCTGCTCCATATAAAGCTATAAGTTTTCTTTTTACTTTCGTATTTTTACTACTCATTTTATTCTCCTTCTAAATATAAAATCGGTTTTCCTTCGGAATTTAATAATGGTGTTATTCCACCTTCAAATACGAAATATTGTACTTTTGTTTCTTTATCATACATTATAAAATTAGTAGACCATTCTTCTATTTTTACAAATCTATCTTCTGGTACATTTTCTTCTGATTCTTTTTGAATTTCTTGATCATCAAATATAATTACAACTGCTATGGTAACGAATACTAAGAATGCTGATATTATAATTACCGTTTTAGATTCAAACATTTAGCAATCCTCCCTTCTTTAAATTATTTAATGCTCGTTGTATTCTTCTTGAGGCGTTTGCTTGACTCATATTTAATATTTGAGCTATTTGTTGTTGGGTTTTATTTTGATAAAAATATAAATCAATTATTTGTTTATCCTCTTTATCTAGTCTTTCAATAGATGTTATCAGAGATATAAGTTCTTCTCTATTTAAAATATCATTTTCTAATTCATAATCCGATAATGTATCTTCTAATGTCAAGTCTTTGTCTTTACTCGAACTTATAATACTTGAAAAAGATATAGCATAGGCATCACATTGTCTTTTTTCATTTCTTATTTCCATTAATATATTATTACGAATACAAATATAAGCATATGTACTAAATTTTGAATTATTCTCTGGTTTAAATGTTTTGGCAGCTTTACATAATCCAATTATTCCAACATCAAGATAATCTTCTAATTTATGATATAAATGTAATTGCTTGATAACATGATAGACTAATTTCTGATTATCTAAAACCAATTTTTGTTGTTCATCATTCATTTTCATAATCATATGCCTCCTTATTGTCAATTTCTGGTTGATAATAAGAAGGTTTATTAAAGAATTTATCATATTGTTCTTTAGTTAAACATTCGTCATAAAGTGGTATATCTTTACCTTCTACTACTTTACATACTGTATATAAATTAAATTGTTTTCCTGGTATTTCTTGCTTCATTTTTAATGTTAACACTATTTGTTCACCTCCAAAATTTTTTATCTTTTGCTCACGCCCTTGTCTATAATACATAAACAACACCTCTTATTCTTCAGTTTCTAAATCATCTGTAATTCCATCTTGAGTTAATATTTTATATAATTGCTTGTAAACTCTTCTAACTCTTCGTCTTGGTATAAAATTTTCTAATCTTTCTTTCAAAATATGATTGTCACTTTTTAATTTTCCATTTTCTTCTAATACTCTTTCATAATCTTCTACTAAATATAATACACGACTTAAGTCAGTTGAGTTTGATTTTACTAAAATATCTCTTTTAAGATCTCTTTTTATTTTTCTGATTTCCCATTTATCCATATTTTACCTACCTCCGCTAAATTAGTTTGTAATGCTTGGGATGCCTCAACTGCAGACATCCCGGCTTTTTTAATTGCATCTGCTAGACGCTGATTATCTACTTGTAATTTAGTTATTTGAATATCATATGGATTCGATGTTGTAATGTTTATAGACTTTTTCTTTCTAAATTTATTTGTAATTTTTTCAAAAAATGTTTCTTTATTTTGTATAGGATCCATATAAGATACCTCCTAAAATATAAATTATTCTTCTGATGTATTTTCATTTGATTCTTCATCAATTTGTTCTGGCATTCCATTTTTTACTTCTTCATGATGATCTTTATGTGCTACTAATGTTACATTTGCATTTAATTCATCAGATATTTCATCTAATGTCATTTGTCTATTTGGTCTAAGACAGAAATCTCTAAATTTTAAATTTACATCTACATTATTAATTTCTTTATTAACCATAAATGTATATAATACATCTAGTGCCCTTTCAAAATCAGATTCTGTAATTTCCTCATCTAATTCAATATTTTTAAATTCTCCTTTATTAACTAATCCTCTACTTTCGCTTGTAACAATATTTGGATTTTGTAAATCATCAAAATGTCTATCTACTATTTCTATTTTCATTAGTTTTAATATTCTTTTTTCTTCCATCTTTCTTTTTCTCCTTTACTTCTTTTTCTTTAAAATTTATAGGTTTTTGTGAATTTTGATTAGCTGGACTATATAAACATTCATTACATGGATCTTTTCCTTCATCTAAATCATGATATTCACATTTTGGACAATATTTGTCAAATCTTACTATTTTATTTTTAATCTCCATAAATATAAATACCTCCTTATAAGAGATTTTCTAAATGTTTTCTTATTACTTCTGGCGGATAGACTATAGTTGTTTGTCTATATATAGTGTTACCACTCATTGGATCAATCTTAGCTTTTGGTGTTGATTTTTTATTATATTCAATATCAGCATCAATTAATTTAATAAGTCTTTCAATCTTATCTTTAGGTACCCATTGCTTTATTCGCTCCTCATATTCAGCTCTTGGAACCATTCCTTTTATTAACTCTTCATATTTATTACGAATATCTTGATATCTTGATTCACATTCATCTCTAATCTGTTTATGTGTTGCTGTATCACCATCAGGAAGTACAAGAAACTTTTGACTATTTTCATTATAAACTATATTACTCATGATTTACCTCCTAAAATAAATTTTTAATAAATAATCTTTGAAATCATTCAAAAACATATTTATTATTTTGTCTGGGTTTATAAATTCTGAACCTATTATTTCATAAGAAATATTTGGAAATTTATAAGTATATCGTAAACCTCTAAATGTTCTTAGGTTAATAAACAAAGTATCATCAGATGCTATACTTATAAATATATTTCCATTGACTTTCTCTTTTAATCTTTTATGTAGATTCATACATGCTATGTATTCAATTTTTGACATGTCTATTCTCCTTTCTCGTATGTAAAAATAATAGAGCCTTATTTAGACTCTACTTTATAGTTAGGAACTATTAATCCTGGAAATAATTCATCAACAACATTAATAAATTCATCATACTCTTCAGCTGTAAATTCGTTTTGGTAAATTCTTCCTTTATCAGTATACTGTATCTTTTCGCCTTTTCTATTCTCACCAGATATTATATAACCAATTCCAGTAATCCTTCCAAATACATATTCACTAGTTCCTAGTGTATGTTCCCATTTAATTAATGTTGCTATTGTATATTTTTTCTCCATAACAACCACTCCTTTCTATTATAGTGGTTGTTTTAACCGCGATTAATAATATTTATTAAACCATTTTGTTTCATTAAAATCTTTCTTTTCGTTTAATGTTTTTGATATAGCTAAATCTATACCGCTTCTACTCTTTAAATGATAATAATATAAATCTTTAAATGGTGTATTAAGCCTATCTATTCTTCCAGATGCTTGCTCCATAGTTTTATATGAATAGTTTTGGCTATAAAATATAATTGTATTAGTATCTACACAATTCCAACCTTCGGCTCCTGCAGAATATTGCACTAAATATACCCATTTTTTTGTCTTTGGTATCGGCTCATGTTTATGCCCATTCCATTCTGCTATAGTTCTATCATCTCCTAAATTGATAGTTCGTAATTTTTCTAATTCATAATCGAAATTATAGAATATAATTGCTCTTGGAATATTTTCTAATAATTCTAATAATGATACAAATCTATAATCAGAATCATTAACAACTCTTCTTAAAATATAACATAGAGATGATATCTGTTCTATTGGTTCATTCGTATACGGATTCCATCTAGTTCTAGTAACGTCTCTATATAATGTTTTATCATAATTGACATAAATATTTTCATGATGCGATATTGTTTGACGTTTAAAATCCATATCAATTAAAATCTCATTTCTTAATTTAAGAAGTTTACCAGTTCCGATATATCTATCAATTTTAGGATATTTAGTAAATCTTGAATATATAACATGCTGACGTACAAAATCTGTTTTGTTTTTATAAAAACCGTTTGCGATAAATACGGGTAGATAATCCATCCAATTATCGCCAGGTGTAGCTGAAAGCATAATCCAATTATTATGTTTAGCTATTTTAATAAAAGTTTTTGCCCAAATACCAGATCCACAAGCTCTTTGTTCATCAAATATAAAGAAAGCATCTTTAATATCTGCATATTTTTTAATATTATTCCAACTATCAATATAAATATAATTTCCATAACGTTTATACTGTTTCTCATCAGTACTTAGCAAATATTTTGATAGTTCACCTTCCCATTCTTTAGTATCGCGTTTTCTAGCTGTTGTAATAATATATAAATCTTTTGGTTTAGGCTTTACTTTCATAGCTTTATACTTTGGAATCATGCTTCCACCTTGTTCCTTAAAATAATAATATAAGCCAGTTCTAGATTTTCCAGAACCGACTCCACCATTTAATATACAACCATTATGCATTCTTTTAACAGCATCAATTTGATAGTCATATAAAAATTGTTTGTTCATTATCGTCTATCCCTTTCTACCAAATATGGAACCTAATAAACATAAGATTAGCCATATTCCAGTAGCAATAGCGAAACTAAACGTCCATCCAAAACATAAACATATTAAAAATATAATTCCACATGTTAATAACCAACTAGCTATTAATGCTGCTAATATTAATAATATTACCCACATAATAATCCTCCTTATTCTTCGTTGTTTATATTATTTCCTTTATCTATTTCTTCTTTTATTCTTTGTAAAATATCATCTACTCTGATTCGTGTGTAGTCACTTATTTTAATATATTTAGAACGTGGTTTATACCAATTAAATAATTCGTTTAAATCGCCTTTTCCGATTGAAAAACTCATCCAATCACAAATCATTTCAATAATATAATTATCTGGCATATCTATTAAAATTTCACCTTCATCTGGATCGTCGTTATTAAGAATCCAATGTTGCCAATGATGAGGATTCATATGAATATGATGTAACCAAGCTCTTTGAAAATCATTAACCACTTCGGATGACCTATTACCATAAAAATAATTATCATAAGCATCATATTCTTTCTCTGACCATTTAGATCTATCATGCTCATATCTTACCTGATGTTCAACTAATGCTTTAAATTCATTTGTATCATTTTGGTCACCTCTATCAAAAATATCAGGAACATTATTAACTAACCAAATAAATGCTGTATAAACGTTATCGCGATGCATTTTTAAATATTCATCATACTTTTCACTCATTAGATTCTCCCTTCTGCTCTTAATCTATGCCAAGCATCTCTTATTTTATTTGAGCCTAATCTTTTCTTTAACATTTGTCTTAATATTTTTCTACAATATACACCTTTTCTTTTATACTTTGTATAATCGACTTTTTGTCTTTTATTAACTTTTTCAGCTTCTTTTATTAATTTAGGATTATCTTCTTGAACACTCATATTATTCATTCTCCTCTCTAAAATGTAGTTTATCAATATTAAATAAATATCTATTTAAATTATATCGTTCAGCTACTTGATTTTCTAACCAGCAACCATTGTAATCTGTATCATATCCCATATCAATTCCGATAAAGAAATCGGCGTCAGCCATTCTCTTAATTGATTCACCAAGATAATACAAACCTTCATTTTGTCCTTCTGGTGCATTTTCTTTAACATAAGAATCAATAACGTCAAAATCATCTTGTTCAAAGACTACTTTAGCCATTGCTAACATACTTTTTCTTAAATCATTTACATCTTCGTCTGATAAACCTTTCATAGGTAAACTAATAAATAACTTTTTCATAAATATAAACACCTCCTATATTCCTGCCATAACTATTACTCCTATAAATAATAAGAATAAAAACATTACTATAATTTTAAATATAAATTTAGCTGTCCATATTATCGCTATAATTAATGCCATTATCAGGAACGTTATCAAAATATCTTTCTCCATATTGATTCGTCCTTTCGTACTTTCTTTTTACTATTTCTATCTGTGGTATAACTATATATTCTTCTTTATAACTGCTAGGCCAATTAGATGCCATATAAGCAGATTCTCTTGAAGAAATTATAGGAATTTTTACTGGATCATTCGTAGATACATTTATTGTACCAAATTCTTTTAATATTATTTCTATCCAACTTATTAATTTATTATTTTATTATTTTGTTTCAAAACCGTTTCTGTATTTACTCTATCCGATTTTAAACAATCATAACGTAATTTTAAGTCTGTTTTTTCATCATTAATATCATTTAATTGTCTAATTAATTCTTTCTTTTCTTCTTCATATTGATGTATCATTTTATTATATTTCTTCTTACTAACAAAAAACATTCGCGTTTACCTCCTAAAATATAAATTAAATATTAGGTAATGTAATACCTTCGATTTCGGCTCTAATTTCTAATTGTTTCATATATTGTTCCATAAAGTTCTTTTGATTCATTAAAATAATATTAGAACATTTTGGTTTAAATTCTAAAGTTCCAGCTTCTAATTTAATAAGCATTTTTCTTAAATTATTATATCTAATTTTTAATTGCATCCATTCCGCTATGAATCTAGCTTTATAATCATCACTATTCATTAATCCAATAGTATCAGCTAATGTTATTTCATCTAAATTTTCAATTATCTTTATTTTATCTTCTAATGTCGTTGCTTGTACATTTTTATTATTTTCCATATTATCAAATCCTTTCTTAAAATATAAATAAGCCCGTCCGTAGACAGGCCTTACAAATTATTTCATTCTGCTAAGAAAACCTTCTGGTATTAATTCTTTATTAATATTCACAATTGGCAATTGATCGACATTATTTACATCAATTTTAATTGAAATATTAGTTCTAGTTTTTTCATCTCCAACTATACTTTCTGCATTATCAATTATTGATTGTGCAGCTTCTTTTATTCTTAATACTGTTTCTTCTTTACTCATATTGTTCTCCTTTCTTAATATGGTAATTCATCTTTTTGATATCTCGCAGCAAATCTATCTATGTTTTGAATAACATTTAGAGCTTGTAAATATGCACTTCTTCCTGTTTTTCCATTAACTTCCCAATCATATGGTCTAAGATCCATATCCACACTCTTAATATCTACTTCATCTAACATTCCTATTGTTTCTTCGTTTAATCTAGTAACTTTATCGCCACTTACTAAATATATACCTGGTCCTCTATGATTAAATCTAATTTTTACTGGTAAATACATAAATGGTGAATCATCTTCATCTCTAGGTGGTTTAATTTTAACATTCCATCCATTTTCTACTAATTGATCTTTTATTTCCTCATCTGGAATAATAACAGCAAAGTTTCTATCTCCTTCTCTATTATATTTACTTCCTTCACCTGAGAAATTTCTAAATATAATTCTTGCATCTTCTATTTGAAGAATACCTCTTGTAAATTCAACTTTCATAATCTTTTAAACTCCTTTCAAATTTTATTATTTATGAATAAAAATATAAACTAACTTTGAACATGTTTTCTTATGTCATAACCTATTTTGCATTCATGATTTTGAAATTTTGGACAATCCCAACATGTTTCATATTTATTATCTCCACATGGAGGATATGGTTGTCTCTGAACAGGAGACACATCGTCAGAAACAAACCATTCAAAGTCTCCATATTTAGATATCGTATGGACAGCCTCGTCTACTAATCTATTATAATATGATTTGTCGATAAATTCTTCATTAGAACCTCTTACTATTTCAGATTCTAACCATCTATATCCTTTTGAACCTGTAGCTGAATAATATTTACCATCTTTTTCTCTAACTAATAAACCTCCGCCATGTCCTGGAAGTATTGGACAGAAATTACCAACTTTACCTACAAAATGATAATCATGTCCTTTATCTATTAACGGTTGAAGTTCTTCTTTTGCAGAATTAAATTCTTCTTCAGATATAAGATTTTTCTTATATTGAGATTCAAATCTTTGTAATTCTTTTTCATATTGAGAAACATCTGGTAAATCCTCATTTAAATCTAAATATAAACTAGATGTAACAGACTTAGTCTCACACATATCTTCAAAATTAATCGGTTCTTTACTAAATAATGTTTTAAATACATATGGTATTTGAAATTGTGTACCGGTTGCAGTCCATTCACCATCTTTTTCTTTTGCAATATATACTGCATCATTTACTAGACACATCTTATCGTATGTAGCCTCATGTTCAAATGTGTATCCATATTTCTTACCAAATTCCATAACAAATTGTATAATTTCTGGTGTTGCATCTGGTATTTTAATTGAATCAGTCTTAATATGAGCAACAGTAAATCCTCTTTCTTGCACTTCGTGTTTTAAATCTATCATGAACAAAGCTCCACGTTTTGCAACTATATTATCTTTATTTCTAGTATCTCTAAAAGGATTGTCAAAGTTTGCTGCTGTTAAACCATAAACTGAATTTATAACTGTTTTTAATGAATTTGATAATTGTTTAGACGTAATTTCTCCGCTTTTTACTTTTTCTACATAAGGCATTAGTTTTCCATCCATAATATTTGCTAAATGATCCCAATCTTCATGTTTAATATAAACTCTTCCTTCAACTAAATCTCTAAATCGTTTAGTATAATATGGACCAAATAAACATTCAGCGATATCACTATGTGGATGCATTGACGCTACATCTAATAAAGCTACATTGCAATGTATACCTGGTTCAGCATAAACATAACCGCCTTCTCCGACTTCTTCTCCTCGATATGTAGAAACCCCATTTTCATATTTGTATCCAGGAAAATATGGAAGTAGTGATTTTGCTTTACCATGTTTTTGACTCATCATATCTGGACAAGCTATTTTTAAAAATGATTCTACTTCTGGATCCAAATAATCAACCGGTTCTGCTAAATTTCTATAACAAAATTGACTTTGTGGATTTCTCTCATGTCCAAATATAATTTTTGTTGACAATGTATTTGTTGTATCATTAACTGACATACCTGCTAAATCAGCTAATATTTGTCTTGCCAACCAATCACCTGATAAATAATCAAAAGCTGCTTCGGTTGCTATAACATCATTATCACAATATTCTGCTACTTTAAGCCATAATTCTTCTGGAACCGGTTTATCCCATGGTAATCCTAATTCAGCATGATGTATACCCATTTCTATCTCTAATTTCTTAAGAGATTTTTTATTACCAGCAGATGCAAAGTCATAAATATCAGTATATGATAAGTTATAAGCTTCACCGAAGAAAGCATTTCTTTCTCCATTTACTATTCTTTGAGATAAATTAAATAATTGCATATTATCATAACCCATTAATCTTGCATATAACATATGATTATCATATCGTCTGCAATTAAACCCTATTAATTTATATGGAAGTAATTCTTCAACGTCTTCTGGTGTCGGGTTAATTAATCTAACAACTTTATTATTCTTTCCTCGTTTTTTCCAATTGATTAAGAACAAATTTGGAAATACTTCAACATCATAAAATATAATTTGATCTTTTTTACTTTCAATTGGTTCTGATGGTTCATCAGATTTAAAATGCATTTGTCCAACCAATTTGATACAATATTCAGATTGATTTGTACTATTAGCAGCAAAAGCATATATTTCATTTTTCATATCAGAAAGATCATATTTCATACCTCTCTCATAAGCATCTTCTAATATTTTGTAGATAAAATCTACACTTGGTTTTGTTCCAGGATGAAATTCTTTTTGCATATTCCTTAATATCATCCTTCGTAAACCTTTTTCACTTTTTATTACATTCGCGTTTACCATTTTCTTTTCTCCTTTCGTCGGTAATCCTGAACTAATTGTAGATATCGGTAAGTCATTACATTTAGTCAGTTTTCTACGAAGTGAGCTATTGCCAGTAAATACTTTTATTTCTATAGCATCTGCATAGACTCTGCTTAATTGAGTTACATCACCAGTATAAATATAATGCAAATGTATACCTGCACCACTTTTAGATAATTCTGCGTACGTAGCCGGCCATTTACTAGCTGCTTCCAAATTCTTTTCAAATGATTTATTACCATCTTTATCTTTTATATCAAAATCAATAACTATATGATTATCTGGTATTTTTACATAATGTATTTTTCCTGTGTTTAAATCTTTTAATTTTGTTTTAACGTCAATCCATTTTTTATTCGGGGTTTCATTTCTATTTGCATATTGTGCTGGGCATTCTGCACACTCCTTATCAAATATAGATTCTTGTTTCTTAAAATCAATAATATATTTAGAATCTTTTTTCGATTTTTCTTTCCCGGGATTTTTTACGGACTGAACTTTATCATAATCTTCAAAGATATTAGTTTTAAAACCAATATAAATATGTCTTGGCCTATCAGAACTCATTGGATCGTTATAACGTTCATGATATTCTCTAAAATAATTCTTAAGTTCCTCCTTAAATACTCTTTTTGTAACTGGATAAGGAACTTTTGAATCTGCACAATAATTTTTATACATTTCCCAAGCTACATTTAAATTAGTCATATCATCTTTTTTAAATATATGATATGCGTCTGCAACAAAATTATAGAAATCATTTGAAGCACCAAGCATAGATACTGGAATATAATTATCATATGCGTTTGGATCTTCTTCATACACTTTTTTACAATGATATGCGATACCTCCTAATTCAAAATCTATTTGTTTAATAAGTTGTTTGTATTCAGCAGTTGGAACTTTATCTCCAGTTGGACTAACATCAATTAATCTTCTTATTAAACCCGATTTTGCATCTGTAATTTTTACAGGTTTATTAGTTCCCATAAATAAGAAACATTTAAATCTATTTGAATACGTTGACTTAAATTTTTCATTTACAGTCATTAATTCATGAGATACTAAACTATTTAACCTAGTATTATCTTCTATTTTTGATAAATCACCATCATGCTGAATTGCAACCAATGGATTAGATTTAAATGCTTCTAATGCAAAGGAATTACTAGATGAACCTAAAGCTTTGGCATCAAATACTGAATAATACCCATCAAATAATTTTTGTATTATGTTTAATACTGTTGATTTACCAGTTCCTGCTGAACCATATAATACAATAAATTTTTGTATATTCTTTGAGTCACCAGTAACAATACTTCCAATTGCCCATTCTAATTTATGTCGTTCTTCTTTAGAATATAAAACTGACATAAGTTTATTATAAGCATCAATATTACATTTTTCTAATGGATATGGTAATCTTTTACTCGCATAATCTTTCTTTGTTGTTTTAGTATTTGAAAATACTAATGATTCATCTAACATCTGAAATGAATCTCTTTTTTGTTTCTGACAATATTTATGCCATAAATCGATTGTTCCAGATGTTGAATCCCATGTATATAATATATTAATATTAATATCTTTATGCTCTTTTTTAAAGTTTTCTGCATATTTAGTCATTTCATTATCAATAATTGATAAAGCATCATCTTCATTTGTTGACCATAATCCTAATTCTTCAATCCATATCGCATAAAAATCACCACCACGAATCATTAAATCTTGAGATTTAGGATATAATCTAAATTTCGGATAAATTTCAACTCCTTTTTTCGTAGAACGTTGTGATATGATTAAAAAGTCCACCATATCAAGTTACTCCTTTCTCTTATACAAATTTATCCAAATACCAACAAACTTGTTTCCAGATACTAACTTGTGTTAAATCTGTATCACAATCTTTGATATAAAATAATCCTCCTATTCCATCTGGAGAATATTGTCGTTCAAGAAATCTATATATCTTTTTATTAGCCTCGTCTTTATCAAAACGATCATCAGTCATTCTATCTAATCCTAACGTACGTAGCATTCCCCAGAACCATTGTCCTGTTCTATCTCCATATCTAGGATCGTCCATAATAGTTTCTTCAATTCTTATCGCTAATGCTAATATCATTTCTAAAACACTACATGGATCGTCTAAAATAATCATAATATTATCATCTTTTCGAAGACTAGCAAATCTATATCGTAAATCTATTCCGTCTCTAGCTCTGTCAAAGTCATTACGAACATAAAAAGTAAATTCTGTATCATGAAGTAACATAAATAATTTTCTGTATGAAATATCATTATTTATACGACTTCTGCAAATATAATTGTATAACCAATCGAAGTAATCATTTTTTACTTGATCTTCATATGTCATACACTAATCCTCCTCGTCTGGATCTCTATATACTTCTTGGAACGATTTTTCACTTTTTAATATTTCGTAATCAACACCTTCTTCATCATTTCTGAAATGAATAGCATCATCTTCGTAATCACCGAAATGATCTTTCCAATCATCACCAAAGAATCCTTCTGGATCAGGTATAACTGTACCATCACTATCGTTTAATAAAATATCGTCTATATAATATGTTAAACTACAGGTTTCATATCCATTTTCACCAAATTCTTCGGGACTAATCACATATGGACCTACTACTGGTGTTGTATCTGCTTCTGTTAATTCAACCTCTTGATTTTTATAATTATTTGCTATATTATCATATTGTTTTTTATCATCTTCGAAATAATCTTCTTCAATATTACTTATTTCTTCTTGATGCTCTTCATTAAAACGTCTTTCCATGTCTTTAAATCTTTGAACGACAGATTCTATTTCTTCATTTGCTTGTTGTCTATAATGACTTCTAACTATTAATGCTGTAACCGCAGAACCCACTACAGCACCAAATATAAATGTTAAATACTTATTCAATTTAATTCCTCCTTTAATAAAATAAATATGGATAATTCATACTATCTTCTAGAATATTACCTGATAAGATAGTATCTAATCCACCTCAAATTTTGTCATATATCACACCATCAACATTGAAGTCTAATAATATATTTCTTTCTAAACCATTAACGAAATCTCTTTTTTGTTGATCATGTAAATCATAAATGCCAAAATCAACATAATTATCACCATTTGGATTCTTTTCGTCATATATCCATCCCACAACTTGTCCAGCTTGAGTTCTTGGAATTCCTAACATATCATATACTTCATTTAAGAATAAATATCCTTGATGTTTTAATACTTCATTTGCATAATCTTGTTGATGTCTTAAGAACATTAAATTATATTCTGGATCTTTTGAATGTTCGTTTGTATTCCATTCATCAAAGAATTTAGCATATTCACTAACACCTTCTCCTGGTTTTTTATCTTCAGCTATTTCATAAACTGTTTTCTTTCTAGTTTTTTCATTACCATCTTTATCTGTATATTTTTCTTCTATTTGTTTAGCTTTAATATTATGTCTTAATTCTCTATCTACTTCTTCTCCAAATCTTTCAACTACATTCTTTCTATAGTTTTTAAATCCTTTATCAACAACTGTATATGCTGCTGCTAATGCAACATTACGTTTATTTAATATTTTATATCCAGATATTATACTTGCTATAGATAATGCTCCTAAAGCTATTGAAGGTAAATATAATTTTATTAATTTTACTCCGGTTTGAGTATATAATATTGTTAAATCTTTCTTTTTATCTTCTTCTGTATAATCTACAGTTTCATCTTCGGCACAATTATGAATTGCATCTATCGTTTTATTCTTATCTTCTATAATATCATTAACTTTTAAAGTAGCTTTACATGCCAATACTGCACTTGCTACTGTTCCGACAATACCTAATCCCATTAATATTTCAGGACTATGTTTTTGTACTTTTAAATTTAATTTACTAAATTTGTTTAATATAACATTTTTATCCATTATTTATTCTTCCTTTCTTTTAATAATATTGGTACTGGCATCTTTAAAACCCAATTATAATTATCATTTGGATCAATCTTGCAATACCATAAATTCTTCCATCCTATTGAATTATATTCGTCTTTAAAAGTTCTTTTGTTTTCTTTAAGCCATTCATATCTCAATTTTGCATAAGATATAAAACCGTTTTGTCTAATTTCTTGAGATATTTTTCTATGAATATCAAAAGCGTCTTCAAATGTTTCAAATATAAATTTTCTTTTTATTCTTTCTATATTCATAATATCACCTCTTAATCGATTGGCATAGGTCTTGGCATTTTTATTGTATATCCGTCTCTAACACGAACTACTTCTGCTGATCTTATACTAGTCCAACCATATCTATTATCTGTATAATTGCCAGTTATTCCAACTAGATCTTTCAAATCAGCGACACTAACTAATTTATAAGTATCAATTAATTCATCCATTCGTGCTAAAACTTCTTCAGCTTCACCCCTTGTTTCTAATATAATATTATCATATGAATAATCACTATATACTGAACTAGGGCGTCTGTAATCACTACTTCTATCATAATAACTTCTATACGATACTCTTTCTGCAGGACTACGACGTTTCTTTCCACTAGATTCTCCATATAAAATAATATCTATACCATCACTAACTATATCTGATATTGCTTTTTTAATCGCAGGAATTAATACATCTCCAAACACATATGATTTAACATCTTTTGCATCTTCAGATATAAGTCCTCTAAACATTTTAGAAAAGAAACCCTCTTTTTTAGTAATAACTTTACCTGTTACAACTTTTTCTATCTTCTTCTCTTCTTTATTAACTAACGCTTGTTCTTCTTTGTACTTATTTGAATTTGGTTTATACTGATCTAATGAACCCATAATTTTCTCCTTTCTAAAAAATAAAAGAGAGAAGTATATGTAAATTTTATACTTCTCTAAGTACTTAGATTTCTCATTTGATTAATTGATTATTTCTCAACTGTATAATCAACGTTTTCAATTGGATTTTCAACTGTTCCTTTAGAACCTTTAACAATTGCTGCAACTACACCGAAAGTAACAACTCCAGCAACAACTAAACCAGCTATTTTTAATCCTTTTTTAACTAATTTTACTGTCCTTTCTTTTTTACTTTCTGTTATGTCCACTGCAACTTCTTCAACAGGTTCCTCCATAACAACTTTTTCTTCCATTGTTTCTACGTTTTCTACTTTACTCATAGAAATACCTCCTTTAAAATATAATTTATGAAAAATCTTACTTTTTCATTATAGTGTCTGTTTATTACGCGATTTTTATCACATTAATTTATCAAAACCATATCTTGGTGAAATATCATATTCCATAACAATACATGGTTGACCATTATCAGCTAATGCTGTATTAAAATATACTTCAATTAAACCATCATCTAAATTCCAACCCATATAACTTCCGTTCTTAATATGTTTTAATCCTAATTCATCATAAAATTCATTTAAAGAAATATAATGCTGAAATGTTAACTGACGATTTAAATCATTTACTGCTTTACGTATAGTTTCTATATCAGATTTAAAATATCTTCCTGATAATGAATCCATACATAATGTTTCTCCATTTGAAGTTATTATTACTTGATTGTCATTGACGTTATTTTTATCAACTTTATCTTGTGCTAATTCTTCTTGAATTTTCTTTTCTTTCTTTTCACCTATAGCATCTATAACTTTGTTCTTATAATTTACTAAAGTTCTTTCTGATATAGTATAAGCTGTAGCTAAAGCTGCATTACGTCTTAAATTAATATTTGTAGCTCCTATTATACAAGATATACTTAAGATTGATAATATTCCACTTGGAACATATGGCTTCCATGCTACTTTAATTGTTTCAATTGGAGTTAATTTTTCTTCTCCTAATCTTAATTTCTGATCATCAATTAAGCTTAAAGCTTTAGGTGTCGCCTTAACAGCTAATACCATTGATGATAACATACCAGTTATTCCTAATCCTACTAATATTTCAGGACTATGTTTTCTAACAAAATATCCTGTTTTGTACAACATATTTGACAATTTTTCGTTCATTTCTATCTCCTTTCTAAATATAAAAATAAAAGAGACTATTTAATTAGTCTCCAAATTTGTTTTCTAAGAAAGAAATTCTCTCATCCATATTATTGATTCTAGCTTCTTTCTTTTGATTGCTTACTTCACCTGAAAATGCTACTAAACCAGCAATTATGGCACTAGCAACCCCTAATACCGCTTTCCAATTAATATTTTTCATTAGTTATCCTCCTTTCTTATTCTCTATTATAGTACTAGATTATTACGCGATTAGCATAAATATTCTAATGATTTTGGATATTTTATTGTTATAATTGTACATTCTAACCCATCATCCATAGTTATTGGTTCATATTCAAATTTTAATTTAATGTCGTCTTCTGAATATATAGTATCACTATAAATATAAGACCAACCTAATTGCCAACCATATGGTGTTTTTGGTAATTCTAAGAAATCATACATTTCATTTAAACATACATATCCATCTTCAGCTAGACAATCATTTAAATGTTGTTCTGCTTCTTTTACTTCTTTTAATGTGGATTCAAAATATCTCATAGATTGATAATCAAAAAATAATTGTTTATTTTTATCTAATTGTATATTTTTATCGAACTTTGATTTGATGATTTCATGTTCAAAATCAACCACTTTTGGATCGTCTGGATATTCTTCTTGTATTTTCTTCTTATATTCTTTATAAGTATTATCAAGTAATGCATATGCTGATATTAAAGACGCCTGCGTACGTCTATTTAAATTATGAATACCGATAATACATAAAATTGTTGATAATCCAGAAACTGCTACTGGAATATATTGTTTCCAAGTATAATATAGGATATCTTTTTTAGTAAATTTTGGTGGAATTGCAACTGTATATGGGTTATTATCGGCATAAATTTTTTCATGTTTTGTTAATTCTACCGTTTTGTCTTCTATTATTTTTACAGCTTTAATCGTAGAATTAATTGCTAAACCAGTTGTAATCCCTACTCCTATAATACTCATTCCAGTTAATATTGCAGATGAATGTTTTTCAATAAATTTTGTAAAATTATTCATATGTTTATTCTCCTTTCTAAATATAAATAAAATTAAAAGAAGAGTGTTTGTGTTTTTCTCTTCTTTTGCAGACTAATCATCTTCTAAATAATTTAGGTATAAAATTATTTAAAATTCCTCTGCCCATTGTGCTTGTTATAGTCGAATTGTTATCAAAGTTAAATGTTTTTGCTGCCATCCCAACACAAACTATTAAATTCAAACTAAATGAAACGATAGATATACTATTCTTAATAAATTCGTTTTGCTTTTCAAAATCTAATTGTCCATCTTTTATTATTTTATCTTGTTCAAGCTGTTCAATTTTAATAAGTTGACCTCTTATCTTATCCCTTTCATCTAATAAGATTGCATAGTTGTCGTTTTTGACATCTAAACTTTTTAACTTTTTTTCAACATCCTCATAATTTTGCCATAAGGCTTCTTTAACTGTTTTACACATTTTTTTAATACCTCCTTTATTTTAGATGACATACGTCCTCATTATAGGTCAGGATCATCACGCGATATAATTGCATCATGTGAGACTAAGAACGTTGCCGTTTTAACTTTTTCATCCGATATATTCGGATCTAAAATTGTAACTCTGCACATTTTGGTATTTGGATCTATTTGTATTACTCCTTTTACAGAACTGTTTCGTTCTTTAAAAATAAACAATACAATTCCTAAAAGCAATCCAAATATAAATGCAAGAATAATTAAAAGCATAAGCATTACTCCTTTCTAAATATAATTTTTATAAAAACGGAAAGGACATGAATCCTTCCGAATTATTAATCAACAATAACATTTTTTTTCGCGAATATAACTGGTAAACCAAATAATGCACATATAATTAATATTGTTAAGTCATTTGCTAATTTCATACCAACAATACCTAATACAATCATCAATGATCCATACAATTTATTCTTGAATAATGGATGTTTAATTATTTTCAATAATCCTTTCTTTAAATTTGTCCTTTTGTTTCTTCTTACTTTTTTCATTTGAATTCCTCCTTTATTCTTTTCTATTATAGCAATTGTTTATTACGCGAAAAATAAAGAGTCTTATTTTTTAGACTCCTTATTTTTTAATTTATTATTTTCTTCTCTTAATTCGATTTCGGTTTGAATATGTTTCAAATTCATTAGACATAATTCATCAATTGTATTGTTTAAAAATCTTATATGATTAACCGTTCTTTTTACTAAACCATATATACCTCCAACAATCATTGATGTACCTATACCAATAAACATTAATTTTTTATTCATATCAATCCTCTCCTTTCTATTATAGTAATTGTCTATTACGCGAATTGTTTTTCAAAAAATCACCACCGGGCAATTTTTTGGACTAAAATATTAATTTTATAGAAAAAAATGATCAAATATAGATCAAAATAGGCCTAAAAATGGCCAAATCGCCGTATACGTACGAGGATCAATTCTAATCAAAAATACCCCTTTCATAAACAAGTTATATTCCTAAAAAATAAAAACGGCTTAAAATTGATTCTCATGCGTCGTTTTTTGAATAATTTAAGAAAAAATGAAAAAATAAGAGGATATGCCCGAAAGCATACCCATTTTGAATTATCTTATCTATAGATCTTTAACTTTTGACCTATAGTTATTAAATTAACATTATTAATTCCATTATTCCTTGCTATCTTATCAATAGTTGTTTTAAATTGTTGAGCTATTTCTGATAAAGTATCTCCAGATTTAACTATATATGTTTCATATACTGGTTGTTGTGATTGATCTGTATAAATTTTCAATACTTGACCTGGATGAATTAAATTAGGATTACTAATATTGTTATCAGCTGCTATCTTTTGATAAGATACACCGAACTTAGAACCGATACCAGATAAAGTATCACCAGCTTTAACTGTATATGTTTGAATATTAGAAGATATAGAATATGCTTGATTAACTATTTTTTGAATAGCTTCATAACTATATCCTTCCGCTTCTAATCTTTCTTTTCTTTCTGGATAATCACCATATTCACCAGCTATAACTTTTTTAGCCATTTCCTCATTAGACAATCTTGATGGTTGTTGAGGTGTTATTGGGTTTGATGGTATATTTGAACCTGAACCAGATCCAACATATTTATCCCATGCAGTAGCATCTCCATAAAATACATTACAATCTAAATTCCCATTCCATCCATTCAATCTACCAGATGATGTCCATTGCCACATTGCATATTCATTCCAATATTTGATAGAAGGCATATTTCCGGCTTTAGACATATCATAATTATAATCTGGAAGATAATCTCTATATTTTGCTACCCACAATCCATAATTACCAGCAACTACTGAAGACCAGTCATGTCTATTTACAACACTTTCAGACATATATATCATAGGTTTACATCCATAAGCTTCTTCTACTCTTTGAAGCCATTCTAATGCCCATGGAACATTATCAGTAATATTATCTTCCCAATCTAATATTGGAATAGCTTTACCAATATAGCCTTGAGTATTTTGTATAAACCAATCTGCTTCTTGTTGAGCAGTGTTATCTGAGTTATTAGCAAAATGATAAACACCAAGTTTCTTTCCTAGACTTAAAGCTTTTTGAAAGAAAGTATCGCATGATGGATCTACATATGATTTACCCTCAGTTGCTTTTATTATTACAAAATCGCAATCTATTTTACTTAAGTCTAGTCCCCTTTGATGATTTGAAATATCAATTCCTTTTAAACTCATAGTTTATTCTCCTTTCTGATTGTTAATACAATCTTTTTTGTAATTTTCTTTTAACATTTGATAGTATAAACTAACATTAGGCTTTGAATCGTCTATTTTTATTTTCATTAATTCTTCATATTTTTTCTTTCTAGCCCCATTACCTTTATTAGCCGCATATGCTACAAAGACCCCTTCAATAGTATTACGTTGATCAGTAGTTATATAACCTTGTAACATGATTTCACTATAATATCTGTCAATCATATAACCTAATATTTCTTTTATGCCTAATGTAGTAGCACTCTGCTCTGTTTTAATATCTTTTCTTTCTGTTCTTTCTTCTTTAAGAAGCCAAACTAAATATCCTAATAATACTGGAAGTATTATATACATAATTTTAATTATGACATCAATTACTGTTGACATTTGTATCATTCTCCTCTGTTCTTTCTATAAATTTTGTAAATGCTTGATGTAAACCAGTTGACGCTAATCCCATTAGTGCACCATATACTATTGATTCTACTGATAAACCACCCACTATACAATTTAATATTGCACCTAATACTGCTAATACACATGGTATATCATTATTATTTAACCATTTCATAAAACTTGCATGTTTAATTATATATCCAACTATTAAACAAGCAAGAACTACAACTAATACAAAGTGTTCTGTAACTACTGAAAAATCCATTTTGAAGTTCCTCCTTTTTATTCAAATTTTGTAAGTGCTAATAACACATAATTATCTTTCAAACCTTCGTCAGTTATAACATCTCTGACTTGAGTCATTTTAAATAATCCTGTATCTTTAGTTTCTTCTCCTTCTATTTCAACTTGTTTGAATAGAATGTAATCGTTGATTTCTATTTTGTGTTCTTCGTCTTTAACTATTATATAATCATTTGCATTAAATTGATTAAAATTTGTAGTTGTTAAATTTATTTCGTGCGTCTTTATCATTTGATAAACACCTCCTTAAAATATTTTTTGGAAACGTACGGGTTAATTTCAGGCAAATTATTTGGCATATCTATGGTTTTATTCTGAAAAGAATGTGCCACTTAAGCTGTTCTTTGCCACATATATACTGCGATATAAGGTGGTATGTTAGTATGTGCTTTATTATTACCAATTCTCATTATATGCCAACCTGCATTGGCATCATTTTGTGTAGCAGAACCTTCGTAACGATTATTAGCAAGTCTTGATGCATCACTCCAACCTTCACTATTTCCACAATTATTATAATATGCTATGTGCGGCATTTTAAAAGATTGTTTTGGTAATTCGTCATATGTTAAAATATGAGCATAAGTCCCTCCTGTTTGACCCGCAGATAATGTACGTTTATCACCATTTATATCTGTATGAGTACCAACTCCTATAAGAAATTTACCAGCAATTGCCACCCAAGTACCGCCAAAAAGCGTACCCGGATTTGTAGACTTAACTGACATATAAATTGAGCCCACAGGATAAACAGCATCCAAAAAGTTTTTAATTCCTCCTGGTGTCTTAAGTTTAAAATTCTTTCTAAATTGTACATCAAAATTATAATCAGCAAGATTATCTGATTCTGCAACTTTACCAAATGCAATACCTTTTCCGCCTTTTCTTATATCAATTGGAAACGCTAATGTACCTATTGAAAATTCAGATGAATAACTTCTATAATTAGTATCAGATGCACCTTTGGAATCATACATATATATTCTAGCTATATAACTAGATTCAGTACTAATTTTATTAGAGGCTAATACTTTTTTAGTAACAGTACCCGATTTATTATCATTACCAGTAAATATAGTTTCTTCAGTCCAAGCACTAGCTGTTTGTAATTTGTATTGTAGTTTTGCAACAGCTGCTGTCATATCAGTAGCCCAATTAAAATCTATTCTTAAATATGTACCAGATTCATTATTATTACCAGCTGAATCACATCTAGTAATCGACAAATTGGTAATTCTTGGTCTAACATAAGCTAATTCCCAGACTGCATATAAAGTAATATTAGCATTTGAAGTATAATTTGCTCCGGCGGCATATGTAACTTTACCAGCATCAGCATCTGTTTTAGATGTAGCCCAACCTAAGAAATTATAATCTATTTTAGTTGGAACAGTTTTACTTAAAACTAATGTTTGACCATATGTTTTTATTTGCGATGCTGGTGCATTAACACCCCCATTAGCGTTATACGATACAGTCCAAGTATTGACTTGCCAAACAGCATATAAATTAAGATTATAATCTCCGCCAAAAGATTGACCAGGTTGATAAGCAACCCCTCCAGATGGAGATGTAGCCCAACCTAAGAAAGTATATCCAGTTCTTGTCGGTCTGGTACCACTTAAATTAATATTTGAACCATACCATCTTGTTTGATTTCCTGGTGCTCCACTACCTCCATTAGCATTATATGTTATTGTATAAGATGCCAATGCTCCAGTGTCATATCCGACTTCTCCGGACCATTTATCACCGCTAGCATAACTTGCAGCTGAATGAATATGAGCACCGAAAGTTGAATGAATATTACTTTGACCCCTATTTATAACATAATCATGATATCCTAGTTCATATTGACCTTGGTTATTTTGGAAATTAACTGATATACCATTTGCTACACAAATTTCTCCTTCTCCAGCTCTATATACATATCCGTAAACAGGTCGCATATTATATCGCCATCCATTACATTTCCAATAACAACGAACTCTTAGAGTATCTTTGTAACCATCATATTGAATGCATTCTACACTACAGATGGCTGACCAATCGTACCTTCCCATAGTCTATTCTCCTTTCTATCCGCCAATATAAGTTAATCCCATATTACCAGATTCTCTAGTCTTAAATATAAATCCTGGTCCAAGACCAATTTGAACATCTTGTTGCACAACAGTTCTTAAATTGAAAAAGGCTTGACCATTAGCATATGCAATTACTTCTCCATTTTGAAGAAAGTCAATTGAAGTGTTTGTTATTCTAACTTGAAATGGTGAATCTTCAGCTCCAAGAATAATATATGGATTACCTTGTTCATCTTGAAAAGCATTAATATATGCAGTTCTAGATTCAACATTATTAATTGCTTCATTTAAATCATTTCTTAAATCTGAAGCTTCTTCAGTTGAAATTTTATCTTTTAAATCGTCAAGCATACTATTAATCTCATTTGTAATTTGAGTCATATTTATTTGTATACCACCAGATGCTGATTGTTCAACCGAAACCATACCATTGTCATCTTTAACAATATTTGTTATAGTTGCTTTTAATGTGTCTATCTCAGTATATGCACCGTTAGCTTTAGTTAATGCATCGTTCGCTATATCAGCTGTATCTTGAATGTTTTCATTTAGTTCCTCTTTAATACCTTCGGGTGTAGCACCAACCGCATAAGCTATAGATGTTGTGTCGTCAGTATAGGTTGTTATAGTTCTAGACCACATATATGTTTTATCAGCAGTCGTTGCTGGAGGACTACTAGACCAAGTTCCAGTAGGAATAGTCGTACCATTAGCCGCTGCTTGATATGTTGTAACAGCAGATTTAATTCCTTTACCATCAGTGCCATCTGCTCCATCTTTACCAGGTGCACCAGTAGCTCCTGTAGCTCCAGTTTCACCCATTTGTGATACTGAATATCCATATACTTTAGTACTATCAGTATAATTAATTGTTGTTCTAGTCCATAAAAATTGACCAGCAGTAACTGATGGAATAGTTTTAGACCAAGTTCCAGTAGGAATAGTTGTACCATTAGATGATTCTTGATATTCAATTACTGTTGAAGATATACCTTTACCGTCTTTACCTGGTGCACCAGTAGCTCCTGTGTCACCCTTTTCACCAGGATCTCCTTTGGGACCTTGAGCTCCATCTTGACCATCTTGCCCAGGAGCACCAGGATCACCTTTGTCTCCTTTTTGTCCTTTGGCACCTTGAATACATGTAGGCGAGCTTTCATCAGTTGTTTCATCAACATATGTAATTTTTGTCTTTTGCCACATATATTTATTTTCCTGCCATTCAGGAGCAGTGGTAGACCAACCTTCAGTAGGTGCTGTAGTTTCGCTATCTGACAATGCGTATAATATTTGAACTTCTTTTATCGTTTTAGATATAACTTCTTCTATATTTTCACTACTTCCGCCCATAATAATAGAACCGGCTGATATTTGTAATTTATAAACTTTATCTGTTCCATCATAGAAATATTTCATAAAGTTTCTTGCATCACCAACAGCAAATTCACCATTATTATTAAAATATATTCCTCTAGTTGTATTATTTACAGAATCCTTGACTCCAGAATATATACTATTTTCTGTGATATTAAATCCACCTATTGTTGCGTCAAAAGCAACCAAATCACTAACACTAATTTTTTCGGCAGTAATCGAATCCGCTACTATAACCGAACCATCTAATCCGTTTTGGTATTTTTCATCAGATGAAGCTGTAGTTTCTCCTAAAGCATCTACATTTAATTTATAATATAGACCATTTTCTCCTTTAACAACTAAAGCATCAGCCTTTAATGTATTAGCTTCAATTAAATCACCTTTAATTGTAACACCTACTAATTCACCAGTAATATTACCTTCTTCAACAACTAAATCTTTAATAATGCCAGATTCAGTGAATATCTTTTTAACAGCGGCGTAATTAATATTGGTAAAATCGATATTAGCATATGTAGTATCTAAACTATTAGTTTTTAATTTTTCAACAATTATATCGCTTAATCCTGTTAAAACACCATCTTCAATTTTAAAACCAGAATTTATTATCTGAATTTGAGAGTTAAATGTTTCAAGTGTGGTTCCTTGTTGGATTATAATATTTCCTTGTTGGCTTATAATATTTCCTTGTTGCTCTATAAGATTATCATGTTGTGTTATAGTATTTCCTTGAGCTATAACTGTATTATTAATACTTTCTATATCATCGCCCATTTGGGTTATATTATTGTCTATTTGTTCTATAGTATTATTTTGTTGATTTATAGTATTCTCAAATTGTTGAATTTTGTTGTTTTGTTGATTTATAGTATTATCGTATTGTAATATAGTATTTTCAACTTGTTTAATACTATTATCGATTTGTATAATACTATTTCCTTGTTGTTCTATACTATTATTTATTTGTTTTATTGTATTTCCATGTTCGTCAACTGTATCTTTTATATCTTGAACTGAAGAGCTACCAGCAGAAGGATTAGTAATATTACCAGTAATAGTTGCATTGTGATCTTTTATAGATACTTTTACTCTATCACCATCATCGGCTTGCACCATTGAATTAACGGGTGTCCATATATCAGAACCATCAATTTGAACATATTTAACACCATCGATAAGTTTATATGTACCATTTACTGTTGATTCTTTTGATTCTTTTTTCTCATAATTAACAACTTTTACAAATTGATTAATTAGATTCTTTGATAATGACATATATTACACTCCTTCCTTATTTCCATAATTTTCTTGTGAATACTGCTGTTTCATCTACAGAACAACTAGTTTCACAATTTATAGATTGACTAATTACCTTAGCCTTTATATCTTTTAAATCAGCTCTTTCATAATTTAATCTAACGCAATCACCAACTCTTACTGGGCAATAACCATGTTTATAACTAACTTGATATTCAACCGAAGACAATTCTTCTAATAATGCTTCTGCATATTCATTTATTTGTTCAACTGACGGAATACCTTGAATATTTGGACTCGTTTCTCTATATAATATTTCTCTACCTCTATTTACAGTTGATGTTGGACTATTAGGATCATCGTTTACAACTCTAGCTGTATACATTTCAGTTCCAGTAGAACATACTACTTCAACAACGTTAGGAATTCCATATAAATCATGTTCTAAATTTATATCAGGATATAGAATTGAACTATTATCATCATTAAAAGTCCATACTGGTTTCAATTGTTCTAATTTTTGAATTGGTGCAAATAATATTTTTCCTTCTTCATCAAGATAAAATTTGTATTTAGCTTGAGCTAATAAATCTTGTAGAAATACTAGCCATGTGTCGTCCGTATTCGATACAAAATTAGCTTCTAAAACTTTTTCCAATTTTGTTTCAACAACAGGGGCCCTACAATTTTCTCTACAGATTTCATAAGCTCTTTCCATAATATTTTCGCCCTTCATTAAAGTATATCCAAGAGGTGGGGGATTTTCTTTTAATTCTAATAATGGTGTATAACAATCCATTGTAACATTTCTATTCTTTCCATCAAAATCGGATGATGGTGTTTGAACTAAAAATGTACCTAATGTAACTCTAAAATTATTTCCATTTTGACGGATTAAAAGATAAGCTCTTATGTAAGTTTCTCCTAAAGTATCAACAATACTAATAGAAGCAGAGCCCAAAGTATCTGAGCTCTCATCTCTATCAATACTACATGATTTTACATTTTCAATCTTTCTTATATCTTTCCAAGTATTAGGATCTACTTCATAATATTCAAAAGATTGTTCCATTGATTCTGACCAATCTATTTCCATATTACATTCCTCCTTCTACTCTTGTTACACTAAATGAAACTGGTACTGTAACTTCGTTGTGATTAATATTATAAGATACACTAACGTTTGCCCAATATCCTGAACCGTTTGGTTCTCTTACATAAACATCTCCCATCCAGTTTGATAATCTACGTAATTGATAGATCATATCTTTATCTTCTTTTGGGACTTCAACAGACCATTGTGCTGTTTCTCCAACTTGAGTACCATAATAACTAACTGGATGTTTTCTTCCAGCATATTCAACTAAAGATACATCTAAATTTTTACTTTCTGATACATCAACATTATAAGGTATCTTTATCATTGAACCTGCCCAAGCTGGTTCTATATTACCTTCTCCGCTAGCATCATAATCGAAGTTAGACCATTCTTCTCCCCATTGTATTACTACAGATGGTTCACCGATTTTAACTGATGGTATATCAGCAAATGACACAGCACCTGTTTTATTGGATTTAGCAATAACTCTATATCTTGCATAGTCTAATGATGGATGCGGATCAGTAACAAATACATAATTATCGTTCTGTATATCTTTTGCTATTTCTGTAAATGTTCCATCATATTCTCTTCTATATACAGAAACAGTACAATCTTCAGCTAAGACTGCTTGTATTTCACCTTCTTCAGTTTCAGTGTATTCGTTACAATATGGATGAATTGAAGCTGTTAAAGTTTCTTTATCTACAATAATTTCTCCATAAACATCATAAAATATATTATTAAAGAAAACATTAAAATTTATTGATTCAGTTACACTTAATCCAGAATCCATTGCAACCGTTACACTTACAGTATAACTTATATCATTCTCCAAATCTATATTTGCTGGTGACATTTCTAGTAAAAATTGCCAGGCATTAATATCTGGATCATAATATTTCTGATATACAATATCTCCAGGATTTATAACTTTTTTATTTCCTAAATCATCAACGGTTTCATAGCCATTATTTGCTATTATTTCTATGTAATAACTTATTGGAACTTGTGTTGCCGGTTTTGCTAAGACACTAATATGAAACGGAAACATATTAATTTCTTCAACTGATTGGTCCTCTTTATCGGTAATATCTAATGTAAGAGATGGTTTGACATATATATTAACTTCTCTTTCAATAGAATAATCGCTATATTCACCCACAACACCTGCTGTTTGAACTTTCCATTTAATTATGAACCCTTCTTTTAATAATGCCCATTCATCATCATTAGTATTTATAGTATAATAACTATTTTGGTCTTGTTCTTCTTCAGTCTTTGTATTTTCTATTACTTTTGTAATTTCCATTGGTTCATTATCAGGATGAGCTGAATCAATTATCGTCATATGTAATCTAGCATATGTTTCTAATGATCCGTCTGTAGAATTATGTGTCCAATATAAATTTAAATCCTCACCGATGATTGCAGAGTTCGTGCTACTCCATGTTGTTGGTGCTGATGGTTTTGAACCAAGTTTTACTGATTTTATAGGTGTCCAATCAACAGAACTTCCTTTATCATTTATAGATCTTACTCTGAAGAAATACTCATGTCCTATTTCAATATTAGTTATTAATAATCTAGGACCTTCACCTTCTTCAGTTGTTTGACTATTTACCTGATCATTTGGTGTGTCAAAATATTCTAAATTTGTAGTCCATTGAACTTCATAAGTTTTTGCTGTTGCTTCTGGTTCCCATTCTACTAAAACTCCATATTGTTTAGCACCTTGCTCACTAATAACTTGAGGTCTTAATATTGTTATAGATTTTGGAGCTATTGGAACAGCTTCTTCTGAACTTGTAAAATTAGTCCATCCACCATATATTGTTCCTCTTACAGCTCTAGCTCTAACCCTATAAGTATGACCCGGCTCAATAGTTCCTGAATATTTAGCAACCCAAGTTTCAGTATTAATTGGTATCTTTGCTGTTGCAAACTTTAATGTGTCATCTTGATAAATTGCTATTTCGATACTGTCAGCGTTTATTTGATCATCTATATTTTCGAAATTAACTTTAATTGTATTATCAGTTCCAATTTCAACAGTTGGATCTGGTGGTAAATCCGGTGGATTATTTCTGAAATCATATTCTTGAATACCCCAATCAGTATTCGCCATTTGATTTCCATCACTATTCAAAGGTAATACACTAAATCTACAAACATTCCATCCTTCATCATCTCTAAGGGTTTGTTCTGAAGCTTTTTGAGCTCCGTATTGGAATTCGACTGTTTGTTCACTAATCATCCATAAATGACCGTTAGCATCCCATTGTTCCCATCTTATTAAAAATTTAGAAGCCTGATCATAAGACCAGACTACTTGCATGTCTCTTTGTGAACCAGCTACTAAAGAGAACCAATCGATTCTCGGTTTAGTAATAGGTGGTGGAGGAGTAGGAGCTGGCGTAACAGCATTAGTATTTGGTGTTATACCAGGAATAGTGAATACTTGACCTGGATAAATTATTGGACTACCTGATTGTGGTAATCCATTAGCTCCTGCTATCTCTGGCCATCTAGAACCCTTTCCATATACAGATCGTGCTATATTCCATAAACAATCTCCCCTTACAACACGCCATTTACCATTTTCTAAAGGCATATCCTATTTCCTCCTTTCAACTTTTGCAGCTCTTACTAATGTTTCAACTGCTTCTTTAATATTTGAACCATCATCATAAGTAATACCATTAATACTATAAGTATCACCTCTACTATTACCTAATGATTTACCTAGTTTATCTATTGCTGAAATGACATCATCATTTCCATTTTGACGGTTACGCATACCATAGCTAATTGCATTAAGGTTATTCATCAATCCTACTGAATGTGTAGTAGATAATAACGAATCTATAGCTGCAGCACCATTTTCAATATCACTTAAATCCATTACCGGTCTAATTGATGGATTTACATCTATATTATTATCTATAATATCGGCTATTCTCATCAATGATCTATTTAATGCGTCTTTAGCATAAGAACCAACAGAATAACTTGAATCATATACTTTATTACGTAAACTAATAATACCGTTTACAAATCCTTGATCAAAGAATGTACCAAGTTTATATGTTTCTTTAGATGGTGAATCAGAATCTATAGCTTGTTTAGCGGCACTTAACGCAGCTTTACCAACAGCACTACCCGCATCTCTAGCTAGATATTTATTATTATTTATACCATTAGCAAAACCTTCAACAAAGAATTTACCAATGTAAACTACATCTTGTCCTGTAGCAACCGTTCTTAAACCATTTACACCAGCATTAGCTACATCTTTAGCAGTATTTTCGATATCACCCTTTCGACTATTAGCTTTATCTATAACTGATTGAATTATGTTGTTTATAGCATTAACTATATCATCTTTTGGTTGATTATTAGTAAATGCATTAACAAATGCTTGTACTCCATCTGTACCGATCTTAGATAATGAATCAGTAAAAGTACTTAAATTAGATACTACTTCAGAAGATAATGTCTTAGCCATTTCAACTATTTGATTAACTTTATTAATTGAATCAGTTATTCCTTTTGAATTTGCTGCACTCATATTATTTAAAAATTCAGTAATTTTAGTTGCAAATGTAGATAATTTATTACCGAATTCTTCAATGTTTCCACCATATGTCTTTAAATCAATTTCTCCTAATTTAGCAAGTGCTTTTAATGCTTCTACGGCGGCATTTACTACTTGAAGTTTATCTGGATTAAACTCTCCTTTAGCAAGATTATTAATAAATTTTGCTAAATGTGTTGCTACATCCGGAAGCTTACTTGCAAACATAGAAATATCATTCTCACCAGTAAATAATTGTTTTAAACCTCCAGTTTCTGGGACATTAACAGAAGCTAAAGCTGCTAATACTTCAACTGCTCCTTTGGCTAAATCTATTTTAGTACTATCAAATCCAGCATCTGATAAATTCTTTATAAATTGACCTAAATTTGTTCCAACATCTGGTAATTTCCAAGCAAATAATGAAATATCATTGTCTCCTGTGAACAATGAAACTAATCCACCAGTATTAGGTATTTGACTAGCCGCATTCGCTAATTCTTTAATAATATTAGCTGCTGCACCAGCAGTTTCAACTTGATCTGTTGATATACCTTGTATACTTTTTACAAAAGCACTTAATGCCATACCCACAATTGGTAATTTCATAGCAAATAATGAAATATCATTGTCTCCTGTAAATAATGAGACTAATCCACCACTATTTGGAATCCCATTTGTTACTTCAATCATCTTCTTTATAACTTCAACAGCTGCAGTAGTCGATTCTATTTGATCTTTTCCAAATCCTTCAAGTTTATCAGCAAATAATTTTAATCCGGCACCCACAATTGGTAATTTCATAGCAAACATAGAAATATCATTATCTCCCGTGAATAAAGAACCTAAACCACCGCTATTTGGAATACCAGTTGCAGCATTAGCTAATAGACTTATAGCTTCTGCTCCTCCTTTTAATGCTTCAATGTTTATCCCATCTAATTTACTAGCAAATTGTGATAATCCCCATCCAACAATAGGAAGTTTTGCAGCAAACATAGAGATATCATTATCCCCTGTAAATAATGCGACTAAACCGCCACTATTTGGAATACCATCAGCAGCTGTTGCTAATTCTTTTATAGCAGTTGCACCAGCTTTAATGATTTCAACGTTAATACCTTCTAATTTACTAGAGAACTGACTTAATCCCCAACCTACTATTGGTAGTTTCATAGCAAATGTAGAAATATCATTATCACCTGTGAATAAAGCAACTAAACCTCCTGTATTAGGTATACCAGCAGCTGCTTCAGATATAGCTTTTATTGCTTCTCCAGCAGCTCTTATAGCAGTTACCTGTTCTTCGCCAAAATTACCTAAAGATCTAGCAAACATACTCATACCCATACCTAATATAGGCAATTTCATTGCATATGTTGCAATATCATTATCTCCGGCAAAAAACGCAGCCAGACCTCCACTATTAGGTATCTGACTAGCTGCTTGTGAAATAGCTATCAATGCGTCTGTAGCACAATTCACAGTATTTATTTGGTCATCTCCAAATGTACCTAAGTTAGATACAAATTGGTTTAAACCTGTTCCTAAATCTGTTAATTCATTAGCAAATTCGCCTAAAGAATTACCACCTGTGAACATAGACATAAAGTTAGAAATATTATTAATCATATTTGCAGCAGTTATAGCTAAGATTGCTCCAGCTAATGATGTCATATTATTTGCAACTTTTGGATCTATGCTGGCAGCACCAGATATAAATCCTTGTATATTATTCATAAAATCAGATAATTGATTTCCTAAATCAGGTAATGAAGAACCGATTGTTAAGAATTCAGTTAACGACGCTATCCAGTTAGCAGCCGATAATTCAGCAATAGCTAATGTTAATGCTGTTATTCCTGCTAATACTGACATATCTATTGTTTTAGCACCATTTATAAATGGCATAATATTAGTCATAAATTCAGATAAATTATCAGCAATCATTGGCATAGACGCACTATATCCTAGAGCAACACCACCTACTATACCTCCAATAAATTGTCCAATAGCAGTACCAACCGCTTGTAAGAAATTACCTCCACTCTGAACTAATTCTGTTAATCCTGGTATCTTAGATAATGCTCCAATTGCTGCTAAAACCAAACCTAATTCAGCAATTAGTACTCCCAAAGCTAATACACCTAACATTGCTTGCGGTAATATTTTTCCTAAACCAGCTAAACTTTTAACAACAATTGTAATAAGTGTTAATGATAATATAGCTGGTAATATAGCGTCTGGATTTAGATTCTTTAATCCTTCTAATACACCGCCTAATATAGCATTTATTGTTTCCATAGCTGCTGTTATGAATTCTGGTGCTCTATCTCTTAATGCATGTAATATTCCAATTACAAAAGTAAATAATGAATCTATTATTTCTGGTCCATGATTTGCTAATGATTTTAATATTTCAGAAATAACAACCAAAATTGTTTCAGCAATCATCGGTGCAGTAGTAACAATTACTCCACATAACGTTTCTATAGTTCTTCCAAATATCTCAATCAATTGTGGTGCTAAATTAGCAACACCTAATATAATTGCGGATATACCAGCTACTATTGCTGTTGTTCCAGTTGCAAATGCACCAGCTAAAGTTGCTATACCAACACCAACTAAAGCCACACCTGCTCCAAACAATCCAACAGCAGCACCAAATACGGCCATTGCCGCAGCTAATCCTAATAAGGTAGGAATCATTGGTCCTAGAACTTTTGCTGCTACACCCATAACAATAAATGCTCCAGCCATAGCAACTAAAGATACTGCTAATGCACCCCAACTTAAACTTCCTAATATTTTCATAGCTCCAGCTAATATAACTAAAGCACTACTAAATCCAATTAAACCTCCAACTTTAGAAGTTGCATCTTTTGGTAATAGAGCTAAGAATACTAATACTTCGGCCAATGAACCACCTAATCCAGCTAATGCTACTTTTATTTGTTCCCAGTTCATAGCACCTAATCCCATTAAAGCCAAGGCTGTAAATCCTAAGCCTAATGCCATCATATTTAAAGCGTTTATCTTAGAATTTAATTGTTTTAAATCTTTAGGTAACAATTTAACAAATGCTATTAACATTGTAAATGTACCGCCAATGGCTGTCATTGTTCTAGCAATATCATCCCAATCCATAGTAGATAATATTTTTAATGCTCCTGCTAATATAACTAGAGAAGTAGCCATTTTTATCATACTTGGAATTTTATCATCTTTCTTATAACTTGGCATTGTTCTCATAACAATAACCATTTCTGTTAAAGCGACAGTCATTGCACCAAGTCCCCATAATATATTAGGCCATGGTATAGTACTCATTATTTTTAATGCGGCTGCAAATATAAGTATAGATGTAGATAATTTTCTAAGTGCTTTAGTAGAGTCTGAAATATCTCTCTCTTTAGGCATTAACCATAATGCAGCAATTAATTCTCCAAGTCCAACTGTTAATCCTAATAATGCCGTACCCATTTGAGCAATATTAATTGTTGATAATATCTTCAAGGCTACAGATAATTTGATTAAACTAAATGCTAAAGAACTTAGTATACTTTCTAATACCATTATCTTTAAAGCACCTTTAATATCCATATTAAATTTACTTAATAACCATAAAGCACTTACTAAACCAGCTAGACCAATACCTAAGGTAGTTAAACTCTTGCCTAATGTATCTGGATTTGCTGAACCAATTAGGAATATAGCAGCACCTAATACTAATAAAGCTTTTGCTATTTCCATTATAGCACTAGCTTTTATACTATATTGTAAAGAAGCTAATGTTTGACCAAGATTATATAATACACTACTTGTTTGACCAAATAAATTTCCAGAAAGTTCTTTGAAATTTTGAGCAACCTTATTAAGTTGATTAACAAACTTAACAATACCTATAATTATACCACCTGAGAAAAATGTATTTAACGCGTCAAATCCTTTTTCTAAACTTCCACTTTTAAATACTTCACCAAAGAAAGTTCCTATTTCTTTTCCTAATTGTGCTATAAATCCGAATACTGCTTTTAATCCATTTACCATTCCACCAAATATATCTAAATTACTTGTAAAATCTTTAATTTTGTCTGTAACTTTTTCTAAAATATTTACTATACCCTCTACAATATTACTAAATATATTTGATTCCTTTATAGTATCTCTTACTCCAGTTACCCAATTTCCAAAAGCACCAGTAACACCTACTACACCTCCAGAAATTCCAGTTAAAGCTCCTAGTAAGTGTCCTAACCCTTTAACTATAGCTCCAATAGCAGAAACACCAATATCTAATATAGAAAATAGACCTTTAAACGTATTCTTTATATTATTTGCTGTTTTTTCACTTAATTTAAAATTACTTGTTAATTCCTTTAATTTCTTAGTGTATTCAACCAATGTCTCTACAGCTATTGGTGGAAATATTTCTCTAAAAGCATCACCTATAGGTTTTAATACTGAAGATAAATAATTAAATGCGTCGCCAATACTTAATACAATGTTTTTAACTCCACCTTGTTCGAAAAATTTTATAATATTTCCAAATATATTATTCATTTTACTATTAAATGAATTAATTGCATCATTTAAATAATTATTGTTAAGATCATTTATTAATAATCTCATTTGATTAAATACATCACGTTCATTATCAATTAGTGGATCCCATAATTTGGCACCAATTCTAGACATAGCTGCTTTCATATTTGCTAAAGCACCTGAAAATGTTTCATTACCTTTTTTAGCATGTTCACCAAAAGCATTGTCCATTGCATCTGCAAATTGTCGAAATGAAATCTTACCATCAGATACCATATCACGTATTTCTGATTCTGTTTTGCCCATAGATTTTCCTAATATGGCTGCAGCATTTAAACCTCTTGACGCTAAAGAGTTCAAATCTATAGCCATAACACGACCTTGACCTGCTATTCTGGTAAATATATTTGAAACATCATCATATGTACTATTAGTCATTGCAGCAACACCAGAAATAGCTCTTAAAGATCTATCCATTTCATCTCCGACTTTAACACTTGAAGCTAGAAATTGCGATGCTGCTCTAGCAGCTGAATCGTAACCATAAGCAGTATCAGCAACTGCATAATTTATACTTTCATCTATCCTAGCCCATTGCTTAGCATATTCTTCTTCGCCTAATAAACCTTCAATCTGGAATTTAGCATCTTTAATCTTTTGAGATCTTTCACGACCGCCATTAATTAATGAATCGGTTAATGCACTAGCTATCTTTTTACCAGCATTTACTGCAGAATTAGTAAGATTAGCTAATGCAGTAACACCCATTACTTGTAATGCAGAGAATTTGGTTTGTACTGTTTCTATTCCTTTTGATAAGCCGCTCATATCTACATTATTTGCTGCTTTATTTAATTCTTTAAAATTATTACCCATAAAATCTGGATCTTTTAATGTCCATTTAAGATGATCTAAAGTTTTTAATGTCTTTGCTACATTCTTCTCAAAATTACTATTATCAAATTGCATCTGAACGACTCTCTCGTCAACAACTTTACTCATAGATTAGTTACCTCCTTCCATGCATCTTCTGCTATTCTATCAAATATTGGTTGTATTGCAGGATTAATATAATCTCTACCTTCAACATAACCACCTGTTCCTGTACCATGTCCGTATTGCAATATTATAGCAATCGGAACACCATTCTGTATATTAGAATTATGAAATGTAATTGATACAGATTCTTTCGTACGATTTATCTTATAATACCAAGAATTTGCTGTCTCTCCTGATTCGATAGGAGTTGCAGACGAAAGGGCCTGCACACCCTGTCGACCATATTTATTAAGATCGCCAAGCTTAACTGCTTCTTTAAGTCTTTCTAAATATCTATTAAATTTAGAAAAATCACCCTTTTGTCTGAATGTTATCATAATTACTTCTATCCTTTCGTGTTTAATTTCTTTCGACGTGCTGCATTTAAAGCTGCATTTCGACTCATTATTTCTTTTTTGCTCATCTTCTTGCTTGGAGCATTTTTAAGATTGCACACTCTTATTAATGTTAGCAAACGATTTAAATGCCATTTTTGACATTCTAATGGAATATTTAGACTTATCATCCAATAATATATAATTTCAGATGTTACTATTTCTCTACTAGGTGTATTATGAACATTGAATGTAGTAGCTGTCATAGGAGAATCAATATATTTATTAATATCTAAAATGTTTTCATTCGTTAACATATCATAAATATAAGGTTTAACATTTTGTGTTATTGTCATACATCTAATATAATCAATCGTTTCTTTTAATGTCTTTTCATTCTTAGATAAGAACGGTTTATTCCATTTTGACTCCCACTTAGATAGCGATACTAATGAATGTTCTAATTGCAATGTTTGTCCTTTTAGTGTAAAAAATTCTTGTGTTTCTTCGTTAAAGAATTCTTGATCTGGTACTACTATATTTAACATATTATCACCTATTTATTAGAATTTTGTGGTAATTGAACAACATTACCTTTCATAGCTTCTTGAATGTCTACGCCTTCTAATTCTTTTGATAATCCTTCTGGAATAATTCCATTAACAAATGCAGCAGCTGCTTTATCATCTGTAGATAATTCCATGAATAGATTTGAGTATGCTTCTGTTTCTGAGAAAGCTCTTGATAAAGGATTTCCATGTTCATCTGTTTTTATAAATCTTTTACCATCAGCACTCTTTTCACCATATGCTTTTAAGATTAATTCCTTGAATATTTTTATTATAGATGGTTGATCTTTAGTTTGAATAATCTTTTGAATCATTTCAGTAAGACCTCCAGCTGTTCCTAATTCCATCTCCATTAATTCTGCTTTTGTTAAATTAAATAAGAAAGTTTCCTCTCTTTCAACCCCATTATAATCTACATATTTAATACTTTTTTGTAACATAATATTTACTCTCCTTTCTAAATATAAAAGGAGTTGCACATTATTTTTGTACAACCCCTTATAATCTTTTTATAAGACTATCCTTCTTCTCTGAAGATTTCAATTATCTCAGATGGTAATGGTAGTCTTGGTTCTGTAGCAGTATCACCATATAATATTTTTTCTAATTCTGCTAATTTTGCTTTATCAGCTTTAGTAGAATCGATTGTTAATGAAGCTGTTGGTTTCATACCAGGTACCTCTATTGGTGTAGTTGTTACCTCCCATGAAAATGTGATAGCTTCAGGACTA